CCTTTTTTAGCTGAAGTTGGCGGAATATAAACATCAGGACTCTGTGCTAATGTACCTGCCTTCGCAGCCTTTTTAATTCCTTTTAATCTTTGCTGTCTATCAGCCCGAGGAACATTACTTACAAGTACACCTTCAGCATCGTCTCTTGCATTTCTAAGCCCTTTAGCATTTATATTCCCAAGAGATTTCATTGCCAAAGCTACACGTGAATTTGTTTTTTCACGAGAAGCCTTTTGTGCAGCTTTGGCTTTAATAATTCTAGGCGTATTAGGTTTGTTAGCAGCCGCTCTCTCCTGTGCTGACATTCTTTTTTTACGTAAATCTGCAATCCGTTCTTTACGAATACGTGCGCTTCTTTCTGTAACACTTTCAGTTGCCATTTATTTTCTCCTTACAGCACCGCCACCACGAAGAGCAGCACCACATCCAACGCCAACACGGCCACCTTTTTTACGAATTTCAAATCCTTGACCACCTTCACCAGCAGTTAGGTTTTTAATTTCTTTTTCACTAATTTTACCACGGCCTGTTAAGCCCATCTTCTCAGCTATTTCTCCTCTAGGAGGAGCATACTGTCCAGTAGTAACAAGTTTAGTCTTACCGTTTTTCATTCTAACAATTTTAGCTTGACCAGTTTTAATAAAGCGTCTAAGTTGCGCTCTTGAATATTGTTTTAACTCAGGGTCTAGTTGGACTTTAGAAAGAAGGTCTGTATTAACACCGCCTTCAACTTTATTACCAGCACTGTCTGTTGTAGATGTACGCCTACCTGAAGGTACTTCTCCTTCAGACTGTTTATTTAATATTGCTCGTTGTTCTGCAACAGTTTTTTTATTAAAGTTTCTTGGACTAATACCTGTAAGTCTTTGAATTTCTCTAGCCTGTGCTTTTCCAAATTTACTGGGCTTTTTATCTGAGGGTCTCTTACCCTTAACTGTTTTAGAAACAGGTTTAGCATCTTCTTTAATCTTTTTTCTAACTTCTTTCTTATAAGCATCAACAGACATATCATTAGACTTAGCAGCTTTAGCAATAGCAGCATTAGCGGCTCTACTATTTTTACCTTTACTTGTTAAAGCTTTTAAAACAATTCCAGATACTTTACCAGTAAGCCCCGACATAACTACTCTCCAGCTTTTTCTGTGTAAATAACTTTTTCATCCATAGAATAATCTACAACTACATTCTCAGGTTTGCCTACAACAGACGGACCCTTACGCGCAGCACCGAAACCCTGACCAGTAGGCTTACCAGTAATAGCATCAAGGTCAGCAGGATAAGCCAGCAAACTGTGCGGCCCTCTTAAATAAGTCTTCTTCATGATTTTCTCCTTCTTCCCTTTGCAGCCATTGCGGCCATTTTCTTAGCACCGTACTTTTTTCTTCCAATGTATGCTGCTAAAGCTTTAGGGTTTCTAGCCCCACGTTTTTTTAAATTAGAAACTGTTTTCTTAAATCGTTTGCCAGAACCAAGAGGTGGCTTTTTCTTTCGACCACCCTTAGTAACTTGCTGTCTAATGCTGGCACGACTTGTAGCCACTATGCTATGCTTTTATTCGTGTAACATGAGGCTACAAGTTCATCACCACCACTAGCAGCTTTTACAACACCGCCATGTTTCTTATATACCATGCCGCCCTTCTTATACTTCATTACCTGACCGCCGCCCATTTTCTTAGCAGATACCATTTTCGCATCCTCTGATCCACGAGTAGCACCTTTTCCATACGCAGTAGAATCGGGAATAGCTGGCTTGTCTTTTGGCCTTGCATTTTTAGTATCGCTTACCTTACCACCGCCTTTTTTAGGAACAATCTCTCTACGCTTCATGTCTGCAATAGAGCTTTTAAGTAAATCCATTTTTTCTTTATTGTCATTAAGCCATTTCATTTTCTCTGCTCTATTAGAAAAAGAATCTGCTTTATCCCGAAGTTTTTGTAAAGCTTTCATTTTCTTTGTGAGAGCCTTGCCTCTTGAATTCTGTGTAAAAGCAGTTGTTTTATATTCAGGAATACTATCTGAAACTCCCTGTCCTTGTACTCTAGGAGTACCTGCCGTAGATGCTGGCTCACCAAGGTCAGTAAGTTCTTTACCAAGATTTTTTTCAATTTTTGCTCTAGTTTTTTTAGGTTTCAATACTTTCTTCACGGCTGTTCCCGTTAATTTACTTACTGCTTTCATTACCATTAGCTTGTTCCTTGTATAATTGTGTCGGGGCCGCCAGCAGGACTAGCAGCGATTTCCATATCGTCTTGTCTAGTTCTACGTGCTTGATTACGAAGTGATGTGATTGCATTATCATACTGTCCCTGCCAAACTGGGAGAGTAGCCCAGTCTTTCATGTACATAGTGGCTTCTAACATACAACCATAAAACAAAGCATTATAGCAATACTCACTGTAATAGTTTGAAACCGTCACACTTGTACCTGTTGCCGAAGCAAGAGCTAAAGGCCGTGACGCTGTTTGAACAATACCTGACAAAGTTGATGTAGGTGTTGGTACGATGTAAATTGATCCATTCGTTTTCCGTGAATAGTAACGGGGAGTTCCTGTAGATGTAGCAATAGGCCAGTAGTCTGTAGCATACTCATAAGTTCTTAGTAACAAGTTTACCTTTGAAGAGGCTGGAACTCCAGTTACACTGACACTTGTGGTGTAGTTTACATTACGAACAATACGCACTCTATCATTAAGTGCGATACTGGCATTAGTCGCTACATATGAAATAGCGGTATACTCATCTAAACCAACATCGTCTAAATCTTTAGTAAGACGTAGTTCTGTTTTCTCAATCAACTTAGGAATTTGATCCGCAAACTCAGTCGAATCATTTTCAGTTGTATTAATAATGTCAGTCTTCAGATAAGAATAAGAAGGCATATCAGCCTACATATAATGTAATCGTAGGAGCCATAGCAGCAGTACCTGATGTCGCTACACTGAGTACACCATAAACACCAACACCCATATCTCCAATATACATATCGTTAGAATCTAAAGCACCAACACGATATCGAATAGCCGTACCCTTGGCAGTTTTATTAGTAATCTGATTTGCACCAGTAATTACAACTTCACCAGCAATAGTTGAGTAAGTATGGATAGCCATGACACGCACTGTCTGAGGAACTGGTCCACCACCGTTTGCTCCAACAGTTAAGTTACTGTCTACATATCTGAAGCCAGTAATAATAGCACCGTCGCTACTTACATTTTGAGCAACTTTAATATTTGTACCCATATTTAATTCCTTTATAAATAAAGAGTCGAAGGAGAAAGCAACATTTAGCCGCTCTCTCCTTCTATCTTAATTAACCTGCGCTACCGAAGAAGCCACGCCAATCAGAGACACCGAAGCTATAACGCTCCCGAGCCTTAAATCGGATGTTTCCAGTATCGAAGTCAGGTTCCATCTTCGTCTGAAGCGGAGTACGAACAAACATCTTAGTGCCGTTCGGAACATCCGTCTTGACAAACCACGCATCAGTGTCGGTAAACCGACGATTGATGTAGTAGCCTTCAGGAACCATACCCAAGTGACGAGTCGCGTTAATAGCGTTGTTATTTGGGTTAGCCTGTGCAGCACTCGTCTGAGTGTTACCGGGGCTGCTTAGAACGCGATCTGCAATGGCCCACGAATCAACGGGAACATGCAGCGAAACCGCGCTGGCACCAATAAGAATACCACGATCATCTTCAATCTTCTGAATAGCAGTCAGAGCCGCCTCAAGAGTGGCTTCCGAAAGATCGGCAGCACCAAGAAGGTTGGACTGAGCACCAGCAGAGATGGTCGGATGAGCAGCAGAGAAGAACGCAGCACCGTCACCAATAGTGGTCGAGAAACCATTATTGAAGAGCGCAGCAGCCTTGACCTGCTTGGTATTCGCCATCGCACGAGCGAGACCGCGCGCACGAAGCTTGGCAAACGTGTCATACAGATTGTCTTCCATTGCTTCTTCCGTAACCGCGAAAGCAAGCGCAATAGTTTCAGCCGTATAACGGGCAGTGTAACTTTCCTGAGCGTCGTCATAGGAGACAGCAGCGCCTTCACCCTTGGTCGGCGCAGAGCCAAACCCAGTGAAGAGAACTTCTTCCTCAAATGCACGATCAGAATTTTCAATGTCGAAGAGGGGTTCGTGTTCGTTATTAACCTCTCCATACTCCATTCCAAATACGGCGTTTAGGCCCGGAAGGAGTTCTTTTGAAATACTAGCTCTATTAATAGCCATGATTAATCCTCCCTATTAAGCCGTTGAAGCCGTAGCAGTGACATAACGATCCCGATGGGTGTTAAGCCAAACTTCGACAATTGGATAAGCGTCATTGTTACCTTCGTCAGGATACTGAGCGCGGCCAACAACACGAGCAGCAAGCTCGGTTTCAGCACCAGAACTAGCCATCAGGTAATAGCTGGACTGTCCAGTTACCGTGCTGCCCGAACTAGCGGTAGAACTAACTGTAACAGTATAGTTCTTAGCAACCGCTGCTTCAGCAGCAGAAAGCGTCAAAGAACACTGAATGTAGTAAGTTTGCGACGGATCAGTAATAACAAAGAATTTAATATCTGTGGCGGATGTCCCACCATTCCAATAACGAGAGAACTTCTGTTCTCCATTTTCAACATACTGACAGCCCATGAAAACGCCCGAGGGCTTCAAGGTACCGGCAATAAATGGCGAGATCGTTGCAAAGTTCGCGCCCGGAAGCACGACAGGATCGCCTGTGAAAATGTTGTTACTAGGTGACTGCGCCTGACCCGTTGAGGTAAGCGTAATCATATCGGTGACGGCCTCATTATTATAAGCGCCGCCTCTCTTACGAGCAGGGACAAAACCACGAAATGCTTTAGTAGTAGACATGTGTCATCTCCTTAAAAGTTAAAGACGCTAACCCTGAAAATTAGGTCGTCGCCCTTTCGTTACTGTGGTTTTACTATTATTGGAAATTGGCATACGAGAATCAGAACTGTTCATAAGCTGCGCGTTTACGGCTTGCATCATATTATCAGCCTTGTTCTCGTAGAATTTCCGTTTGGCCGATACCTTACCCGCTGGCATTTTTGCTAATGCCAAGTCTCCACGACAGACTGTGCCTTGGTAACGACCGTCTTCCCTTACGAAGGATGTAATCGACATTTCAGGAACTTCATCAGGAGTTACGAAAACCCATCCCTCTTGTAGTTTCTTACCTACATTT